ATACACCGAGACTTGACTATATTATTCAAAGTTACGATACGGCATATTCTAAAAAAGAGACTGCCGACTATAGTGCAATAACGACATGGGGTATATTTGAGCCGAAAGAAGATGGCGAACAACATATTATATTGCTAGATGCGTTGAAGGGTAGATGGAATTTTCCAGAATTAAAGGATATTGCGGTAGAGCAGAATGAATATTGGGAACCCGACATGATGTTGATTGAGGCGAAGGCAAGTGGTCAACCTTTGGCAGATGAGATGAGAATGATCAATTTACCAGTGGTTACTTTTAGTCCTGGCAGACGCAAAGGGGGTAACTTAGATAAAACCACGAGGATGCATATTGTGTCTCCTATTTTCGAATCTGGAAAAGTGTGGTATCCTAATTCAAAGTTTGCAGATGAAGTTATAGAAGAGGTTGCTTCATTTCCGAATGGCGATCATGATGACTATTGTGATAGTATGACAATGGCTATTATGCGTTTTAGGCAAGGTGGTTTTATATCACTACAAGGTGAGGAAGAGCCAGAGGATTGGTTTCCTCGTAGATCAAGAGAGTATTATTGATGGGTAGACTTTTTAAGATAAGAAGAAAGTTAAACAAAAAGCCTAGTAAAAAAGTAAGAATAGTCAAAAATAGGTTTTCTGATATACTGGCTCCAGGTAAAAAAAGAACAACGAGGATTTCATAATGGCAGAACGAGAAATAGCAGGCATGGTTGAAAAGGCAATGGGCGCTGGTGGAGATATCATGCCCGAAGAAAATAGTTTGGAGATCGAATTACCATCGACCCTGGACGATTTACCAGAGGGAGTTGAACTTGCTACAGAAGAAACTGTAGAAGTTGTAGCCGAGCCATATAACCATGATGCTAACTTAGCAGAAGTTTTAGATGATTCTGTATTAGGTGCATTATCTTCAGAATTACAGTCAAAAGTTCGAGAGGACATGGAGTCAAGGCAAGATTGGGAAGAAGCCATTGCCAAGGGACTTAATTTACTTGGTATTAATTATGAAGACAGAAGCGATCCTTTTCTTGGTGCTAGTGGGGTAACTCATCCATTATTGAGTGAGGCAACGACACAGTTTCAGTCCCAGGCTTATAAAGAGATGCTACCAAGTGGAGGACCTGTAAAGACACAGATATTAGGTGTACCCACCCAGCAAACAGAAGATCAAGCTCAAAGAGTAAAAGATTTCATGAACTATCAGATCATGGAAGTCATGGAAGAGTATGATCCAGACACAGATCAGATGTTATTTTATTTGCCACTTACTGGGTCTACTTTTAAGAAAGTTTATTTTGATCAAGCCAAACAAAGGGCAGTTTCTAAGTTTGTTCCAGCAGAAGATTTAGTAGTTCCATATTCTGCTTCTGATTTAATGACGGCGGAGAGGGTTACGCATGTAGTTAAAATGTCGTATAATGATATTCGAAAACTACAAGTGGCAGGAGTATATAAAGATGTGGAGTTATCTACTACAGACTCTGGAGAAGATGAAGGAAGTATCCAAGGCACTACTGATGAGTTGCAAGGACTTCATCCAAACTATTCTGATGATGTATACACACTTTTGGAAATCCATGTGGATCTGGATCTGGAAGGGTTTGAAGATCCGAATGGCATTATGTTGCCGTACATTGTCACGATTGATGAAAATTCTAATCAAGTTTTATCGGTGGTTAGGAACTATAGGGAACAAGATCCGTTAAGAAGAAAGCGACAATATTTTGTACACTTTAAATTTTTACCAGGTTTTGGCTTTTATGGTTTCGGGTTACTACACACAATCGGTGGATTGTCTCGTGCAGCCACCTCAATATTAAGGCAGTTAATAGATGCAGGTACTTTATCAAATCTTCCAGCAGGTTTCAAAGCGCGGGGTGTTCGTATTCGTAATGATGACGAGCCTCTTAATCCTGGTGAGTTCAGAGACATCGATGTCCCAGGTGGAGATCTCAAAAACTCAATCATCCCACTGCCATACAAAGAGCCATCTGGCACATTAGCTCAACTTTTAGGTGTAGTTGTTGATTCTGGTAGACGTTTTGCACAAGTTGCAGACGCAAAAATCAGTGATGTGAACTCACAAGCTCCAGTTGGAACGACAGTTGCGTTGATTGAACAAGGCTCAAAGATTATTTCTAGCATACATAAGCGTCTACATTACGCTCAAAAGCAAGAGTTTAGGATGTTGGCAGAGATTTTTAGTGAAAATCCAGTACCATATCCATATTCTGTAGGTAATGTTAACCCACAAATTATGCAATCTGACTTTGATGGGCGTATTGACATACTTCCAGTATCGGATCCGAGCATTTTTTCTATGGCACAGCGCTTGTCACTGGCCCAGACACAGTTGCAAATGGCACAACAAGCTCCACAGATACATAATCAGTACGAAGCTTTTAGGAGAATGTACGATGCACTCGATATTAAGAATATTGACACCATTTTACCTCCTCCACAACCGCCTGCACCAGTAGATCCAGCGACAGAAAACGCTAATTCTATTAAAACAGCACCTTTACAAGTGTTCCCAGAGCAAGATCATGAGGCTCATGTCCGTGCTCATGTAACATTTTTGGCTACACCAGCTGCACAAGTCAATCCACAAGGGTTTGCACTGCTACAAGCACATGTTCAAGAGCATGTTGGATTGATGGCAAGGGATCAAGTGACTAAATTCTTTCAGATTTCTGTACAAGAGGCTCAAGCTAGAGGTGAAATGGTTCCTCAAATTGACCCAGCAGCGATTGAAGCGGCTATTGCACAACAAATTGGTGAAATATTGACTGAAGTCATGCCTTCTCTACAACCACAACAACAAGTTGACCCACTTGTGCAGATTAGACAACAAGAATTAGAGAATGACACTGCTGAAATACAAAGAAAAGTATCAAATGATCAAATGAACTTCCAGATTGATCAAGCAAAGTTACAACAAGCGTTTGAGTTGGCACAACAGAGATCAGAACTACAAGAAAAAATAGCAGAAGATAGAAATGATGTTAATATCTACAGAATTAACACTCAAGCAGCTCTAAGGAAGTAAAAAATGGATCCAGCAACCATTGGAGTCGCTATAACGGCAGCAAATACGGCATTTAATGCAATTAAACGCGGTTTTCAAGCAGGCCGTGAAATAGAATCCATGGGAAAAGATCTAAGTCGTTGGATGTCTGCGTTGAGTGATATTGATAATGCAGAAAAATCTGCAAAAAATGCTTCTCCTTTGGTTAAACTATTTAAAGGCAACGAATTACAAGCTAGTGCGATTGAGGCATTTACTGCAAAAAAGAAACTTGAGGCTCAACGTCAAGAGCTAAAAACTTTCATAAATTTTTATCACGGCCCTAATTCTTGGAATGAGATCTTGCAAATGGAAGCAGATATTAGAAAGAAAAGAAAAGAAGAAGTTTACGCTAGACAAGAACTAATACGAAAGATCTGGGAATATATTGGCTGGTTTTTTCTATTCTGCACAGTCGTAGGCTTTTTATTTTTTCTTGCATGGATTTACAAACAGAAAAGAGGTTAAAATGGACGGTGGTGTAATTTTAGACGCATGGAATGATTTGTCTTACTTCGAGGGAATATTATTTACAATTTGGTTATTTATCTTATATTATGGTAAATGTTGGATAGATGAAAGGTTTAAAAAATGATAAGATGGTTGTTTAACATGTTAACAAACAATGGAAGAGTTGGTATTAGTTCTGCCAGAGAATTATCAAGACATAGACTTCATACAACAAAGTATGAAGATTTGTGTATGTAGGAGGACGGAGTGCTTCAAGCGTTAATAGGACCTATAGCTAGTTTAGCTGGAACTTGGTTTGAAAACAAAGTCGAAAAGACAAAAGCAGAAGGACAAGCTAAAATTGCAGAGGCTCGTGCTCGTGCAACTGTTGCAGAAAAGGTTGCAGCAGGTGAGGTCGCATGGGAAGGTAAGATGGCAGATGCTACAGTGGATTCTTGGAAGGACGAGTTCGCCTTAGTTGTCCTATTAGCTCCCGCAATTTTGGTCTTCATACCTGGGATGAAAGAATATGTTAAAGAGGGATTTGATATATTGGCAACTTTGCCAGAGTGGTATCAGTACCTCTTATATATTGCAATTAGTGCGAGTTTTGGAATCAAGGGAGTTGGACAAGCTGCAAAGATGTTCAAAAAGAAATAATGAATATAAATAAATGTCCAGAATGTGGTTTTGAATTACCAGAAGGAGATTTTTGTCCAGAATGTAGGGTAAGAAGGAGAAAGTAATGAAAGCAAAAAAACAGAAGATTAAAAAAGTTATAAAAGGACTTCAAAAAGCAAGTAAAACACATGCTGGACAAGCTAAAATTTTAAAGGGTGTTTTAAAAAATGGCAAAAAGAAAAGATCCTAAAGTTGGAACTGGTAAGAAACCAAAAGGTTC